ACGCAGATGCAGGTACAGCAGATGGCGGCTCAGTCGGCACAGCAACAGATCCAGATGGAGATGCAGGCCGAGGCTCAGTTGGAGCAGCTAAAGACCGACATGAGTATCAAGAAGCTTGACGCAGAGGCCAAGTACAAGCTAATGCTAATGGAGCGCGAATTCGAGATGCAGATGCAACTACAAGTGTCCGCTCAGGAGCAGATACAGAAACGAGAAGACACGAGGGAGACGGAGAAGGCGAAGAGGATTGACAAGCAGAACACGCAACAGTCAAAGCTGATCGATCAGAGAAAAAACAACCTCCCACCACTAAGTTTCGAATCAAACGAGGATAGTCTGGACGGATTTGATCTCGCGGAGTTCTCACCTAGATAAAAATAAAATCAATAACTTTGCATAAAATAAAATCAAATGGCTGAATTTAAAGTAAGAGACTTAGGAGAACTTGAGTCAAAATCTGTTCAAGAGATCGAGGGCGAATTGCTCAAGAAGCACGAGCAGCAACGGCAAGGGGTGAAACCAGAGGAGATAAAGACCGAGGAGACACAAGGATTAAAAGAGGAGGACGTTCTTTCACATATTAAAAGCCGATACGGTAAGGAGATCAGCTCTTTAGAAGAGTTGCTATCCCAAAGAGAGACATCACCTGAATTACCAGAGGATGTTGAAGCTTTCTTCAAGTTTAAGAAGGAGACTGGTAGAGGAATTGATGACTTCGTCAGAGTTCAGAAGAACATTGACGAATCGGACCCAGAATTACTGCTGCGTGAATACTACAGGCAGACAGAGGATGGGTTGGATGATGAGGACATCAAGGACCTGATGGATTCAAGGTTCTCGTATGACGAGGATCTTGATGAAGAGTCACTTATCAAGAAGCAGAAGTTAGCAAAGAAAAGAGAGCTCACCAAGGCCAAGAAGTTCTTAAAGGAACAGCAAGAGTCATACAAGATCCCACTTGAGTCAAGCAGGGGATCTGACGGAGCTGGGAACGATGAGGACGTCAAGGCTTACCGAGATAGATTGGAAAAGGAAAAAAGTGTTGAAGCTGGGAACCAAAAGAAAAGAGAATGGTTCAGCAAGAAGACTGACGAATTGTTCGGAGATGAATTCAAAGGTTTTGAGTTCGATGTCAATGGCAAGAAGATGGTATTCAAACCAGCGGACACAGCGGAATTGAAGACTAGTCAACAATCACCGATGAACTTTATAAACAAGTACATTGGAGAGGATGGATTACTAAGCGACCCAGCTGGATATCACAAAGCCCTTTCCGCAGCGATGAACCCCGAGAAGTTTGCCAAGTTCTTTTATGAGCAGGGCCAAGCGGATGCGGTTGGAGACATCACCAAGAAGTCCAAGAATATTGACATGGACACGAGGAGAGCGCCAGACGTAGCCAACAAAGGGGGATTCCAAGTGCGATCAGTAAGCCAAAGCTCAGGCAGCGGCTTAAAAATTAGAAGTAACAAGACATAAACAAAACTAAAAAAGAAACATCATGGCATTAAACGCATCACCAACATTTCAGTTGCAGCCTAGCTCAGAACAAAGAGCAATGGCAGGCAACTATATTACAAACTTTGACTTCTTCAATCAATACCTTCCAGACACCTACGAGAAGGAGTTTGAGCGTTATGGGAACAGAAGCGTAGCATCATTCTTGCGAATGGTAGGCGCTGAGCTTCCATCAAACTCAGACTTGATTAAGTGGGCAGAACAAGGCCGACTACACACAAAGTATATCGATGTAAACGCTGATTCCGCGCTTAATACTGACGTTGCTGACTTCACAGTCAACGATATCCTTTTACCCAACACAGGGGGCATATCAATTAGGGTAGGTCAAACGGTTATGATCTCAGACAACGCTGGCGGTGGATCAAACAAGGGGGTTGTTACCGTTGTAAATTACACCACTGGGGTTGTAACTGTTGCTTTTTACGAGGGTAATGGTCAGGCGTTTGCTGCTAATAGCACTGTTACAATGTTCATCTATGGCTCTGAGTTCGGAAAGGGGACAGCTGGAATGGTGGAGTCCTTGGATCCGTCTGACGAAATCTTTGATAATAAGCCGATCATCCTGAAGGATAAGTACGCTGTATCAGGATCTGACATGGCTCAGATCGGATGGGTTGAGGTATCAACAGAGAATGGAGGAACTGGCTACCTATGGTACATAAAAGCAGAGCACGAGACACGTCTTCGTTTTGATGATTACATTGAAACAGCAATGATCGAAGCCGTTCCAGCTGAAGCTAACTCTGGAGCGATTAACCTTGCCCAACCATTAACTGGTTCTAAAGGCGTATTCTTCACTGTAGAGGATAGAGGGAACGTGTTTGGTGGAGGCAACCCAACTACTCTTGCCGATTTTGACTCCATCATATCTCGACTTGACAAGCAGGGAGCGATTGAGGAGAACGTTCTCTTCGTTAATCGTCAGTTCTCTTTCGATATCGATGACATGCTGGCCGCTCAGAACTCTTACGGAGCTGGTGGAACCTCATACGGATTGTTTGATAACGATCAGCAGATGGCGTTGAACCTTGGATTCACAGGATTCCGAAGAGGGTACGACTTCTACAAGACCGACTGGAAGTATCTGAACGATCCGACAATGCGAGGAGGACTGTCTTCTGGGGCCGTAAATGGACTGCTGGTACCAGCTGGTTCTACAACCGTGTACGATCAGGTTCTTGGAAAGAACGCTAAGCGTCCATTCCTACACGTTCGTTACCGTGCTTCTGAAGCAGAGGACAGACGATACAAGACTTGGATCACTGGCTCAGCTGGCGGTGCGGGAACAAGCGATCTTGATGCAATGGAGGTTAACTTCTTGTCTGAGAGATGTGTTTGTACTCTTGGAGCAAACAACTTCGTCATCTTCACAAACTAATTCTAAACCTGAAGGGAGGGTAGCATACGCTACCCTCCTTTTTTTACTAATCTAATCTAAAATCAAATGAGCACACAAAAAACAATGGTCGACAAGACCTACAGACTAAGAAAGGGGTCAGCCCCTTTATCATTCATGCTTCCATCACGCAATAGCCACAGACACGCGTTATTGCACTTTGACGGAACAAGCAACCGAGCACTTCGGTACTCTCCAAACCAGAAGAGTCCATTTGAGGACGAGCAGGATAAGCAGGTTATCCTTCAGCCAATTATTTTTGAGGATGGGTTTCTACGCGTTCCAAAAACAAATCCAGTCCTACAGTATTTCTTAGAGATCCACCCAGATAACGGGAAGATATTCGAGGAGATAAACAATGAGCGAGATGCTGAGAAAGAGCTTGAGACGTTCAACTACGAGGTTGACGCGCTTATCGCTGCAAAACAGCTTGAGCTTGTTGAGCTTGAGCGAATCGGACGCGTCATCCTAGGAAAGGATGTAACACGCATAAGCACTCCAGAGCTAAGGAGAGACGTGCTCGTGTATGCACGACAAAATCCAAAAGAGTTTCTGAACACCCTTAATGACCCAATGACAAATGTGAAGGCTACCATTGCCCTCATGTTCGATAAGGGCTTACTTGGATACAGGGGAGGTAAGGATGTACACTTCAACCTTCCAACAAATAAGAAGCGAATGCTGACGGTCCCATACGGAGAGGATCGAGACTACATCGTTGCGTCATACATGCAATCAGACGAGGGCCTTGAGTCGTTCAAACTCCTTGAGCCGATGTTAGAAGATTGATTATCTTTGTGACTTACATAAACCCATAAATTTTTTAACATGATGAAATTTTTAGAGTTCCCTATCACCGCAACTGGCGAGACAAGTCAATTAGTTGCTATTAATGGAATTATCCTTGTGGAGCAAGCGTCAACCACCACGGTCACACTTACCTACGGAGGAGCAGCAGCTCAAGACGTAGTTACAATTACTTTGGGAGCGGCTATGGCTGCAAACGATGTGACCGCAAGAGACAGGGTGCAGGACAGTATCCTTGAAGCATTGACAACCTCTTGGGTTAAACCGAAGAAAACGGTAAGTCTAGCTGGCCTTTTGAACGGAGCTGGAAACCCTGTGGTCATTACTGGAATCGCAATCGCCTAACAGTATCTAGAGCGCGTTTCTAGATCTTTTAATGAGCCCCTGAGCAATAGCTTGGGGGTTTTTTATATTCACTATCTTTGTGCCTATGGTAAGTATCAACGATGTACGGGAAACGGTTCTTGCTATATGCAATAAGAACAACTACGGGTACATATCTCCAGACGACTTCAATCTATACGCCAAGCAGGCGCAGCTTGATATCTTCACTGGATATATGAGCAAGTATAACTACTACATGAACATGCAGAATCAGCACCAATCTGGTAGTGATTTCGCAAACCTCGCAGAGTCGGCCAGAGAGGCGATCGAGGTGTTCGTTACTGGAGGCGCATGTGTATTCACTGCGACAGCTGGGCCGTTTGCTATATTTGACGCCCCCGCTGGTTGGTACCACATAAATGTAGTGTCATACAGCGGCACAAGGATGGTTGATGTTGTAAAGGAGAGTAGACAGGATATACTTAGGCTTGCAAATTCAAACCTGACCGCCCCTACCGAGGAGTACCCAGTGTACGCGATGGGGCAGGGCGATGTAATAGCATTAGCCCCTAATACGATACAGGCAAACGTATCGGCAATATATATCAGGTACCCGATCGATCCGATATGGAGCTACGTGACGCTTACGAATGGTGAGCCGATGTACAATGCGGGATCATCTGTTGACTTCGAGGTAGCTGAAGACGAGGAGTCGATGCTTGTGAATAAGATACTTGAGAAGGCTGGATTATCAATTAGGGAACAGGAGGTGTACAAGACGGCTCAGTCAAACGATAATCAGGCTCAATAATGGCATATTTAACAGGGTATCAGTACTACGAAAATGGAGGCTCCGTTCCAGAAGACGCAAACTGGGGGAGTTATCAGTATGTGAGTCTATTTGACATTGTGAACAATTTCATGCTAATGTATCAGGGCAATCAAGATGTCCTGAACAATGTGAGTAGGCATGTGGTACTGTTCCACGCAAAGAGGGCTATACAGGAGTTGAACTATGACGCATTCAAGGAAATAAAAGCCCTTGAGCTTGATGTATGCGATAACCTAAGGTTTGTTCTGCCTCCAGACTACGTGAACTGGGTCAGGATCTCGGTATACAAGAACGGGGTTCTATTCCCACTGTCTGAGAATATTCAAGTGAATGGTGCCAAGTCATACCTACAAGCAAATGACTGTCGGATACTGTTCGACCAAAATGGGAACATACTTGAGGCAAGCCAGTCCCAATTGGACTACGACAGGATCACTGGCCTCCAGAAGAGTATATACCTAAACTCAAACAGTATCTACAACGGGTCGCAGGGCTATTATGACGGTTCCTCTTGGTACTTTGACTTTCAGGTCGGAGGAAGATTCGGTCTAAATACGGAGACGGCAAACGCAAATCCGACATTCAGGATAGATAAAAAGGCTGGCGTCATAAACTTCAGCTCGGGCGTTTCGGATCAGAAGGTGATCCTTGAGTATGTAAGCGATGGAATGGAGGGAGGCAACGACTCGCTGGTGAGTGTGAACAAGCTGTTCGAGGCGTACGTGTATGCGTACATAAGGGCCGAGGTGTCAAACAACAGATTCGGATTACAGGAGTATGTGATAGGACGCTACAAGAAGGACAGGAGAGCATTGTTAATGAACGCAAAAATAAGAATCGGAAATATCAATCCATCAAGGCTTCTAATGAACCTACAGGGTCAGTCGAAGATGATCAAGTAACATGGCGAAGGACCAGAGAGACTTTACTAAGGGCAGGATGAATAAGAGTATCGATGAGAGACTCTTGCCTGAGGGCGAATATGTTGACGCACAGAACGTCAGGCTCGGGTCGACAGAGCTAAGTGAGGTTGGGGCTGTCGAGAACACGAAGGGGAATGTGAGATTGACCGAGCTGAAGTACAGTGGCGCAGCCTTAAGTAGTGATGCGGTGTGTATCGGAGCGCTTGATGACGGTTCAGAGGAGACTATGTACTGGTTCGTACACGACCCTACAAACCCAGTCGCTGGCGGGGTTGTCGATATGAT